CCATGAATATGGCAAGCAAAGATGGAGCAATGACGTATGTGGTTATGTCCGCGCAGGAATGGGGAAACTTAATGCTTGCGCTTTTTGAGAACGGTTACCATTGGTCTTCAACCATAATATGGGCGAAGGACAAATTCGTAATGTCGCGCAAGGACTACCATACGCAGTACGAACCTATATGGTACGGATGGAAAGAAGGCTCAAGGCTTCACCCGTTAGAGGATAGGACACAGAGCGACCTTTGGGAGATTCCGAGACCTATACGTTCGGACGAACACCCGACAATGAAACCAATCGAATTAGTAGCAAGAGCATTAGTCAACAGTTCGGATAAGGGGGACAATGTTCTCGACTTATTTGGTGGAAGCGGTACGACCCTCATAGCAAGCGAGGAGACAAACCGCAAATGCTTTATGTGTGAATTAGATCCTCACTACGTAGACGTAATTATAAACCGTTGGGAGAACGCAACCGGGGAGAAGGCGGTGCTTTATGATGAATAAACCGAGAGAAAAGCACCTCCAGGAGATGGCAAATATACGCGAGGCACTTAAGAAGACGAAATCTCCCTATGCGAAGAAAGACCTTACGAAAGCATTAGCGCGTAAAAGAAGAGAACTTAAGGAGTATGACGAATGGATAAAAAAATGACCATACAGGAACAAGTTGACCGCATACTCGAGCAAGCCGAGAAGAAAGGAGTCTCCTCAAACTTTTTCTTTAAGACGACTTTTAAGAGATACCAGGTGCAGATGAAAATCCTCGCAGACCTTGAGAAATCCATTGAAGAGTACGGGGCAACCGTAACGAAAGAGTATGTAAAGGGCAGACAGAATCTCGTCGCTAATCCTGCAATCACGGAATATAACAAAACAGCAACCGCTTCAAACGGTACGGTATCGACCCTCTTAAATATAATGAAAACACTAACTGATGACGGATCAAGCGGTGGGAAACTGCAAGACCTCATTAATTCAATAAATGAATAACTACATTTACGAATACTATCAACAAATCAAAGATGGGTCGGTCGTAGTTGGTGTTTGGATTAAGAAACTGTACGAGATGATTATAAAAGGACTTGAAAGTAAGTCCTTTTTTTATAGCAACAAGAAGGCACAAGCCTCCATCCTATTCATTGAAAATTTCTGTCACCATCACGAAGGCGCACTTGCTCCCGGGAAAATAAAACTCGAGTTATGGCAGAAGGCAACACTGTCTTTAATATTCGGCATCGTAGATGAGGAGGGCGTGAGGGTCTTTCGTGAAATATTCCTCATTGTGGCACGAAAAAACGGGAAGAGTTTATTTGCAAGTGCCATTGCTGAATATTGCGCCTTTTTGGATGGCGAGTACGGTGGGCGAATTTATTTCTGCGCCCCTAAATTAGAGCAAGCATACCTCTGCTTTGAAGCCTTCCATCAAATGATCCTTCACGAGCCCGAACTTAACGCGATGGCTAAAAAACGAAGGACGGACATATATATCGAAGAGACAAACACCTCTGCGAAAGCACTCGCTTTTAGTGCATCCAAATCCGACGGGCTAAATATTTCTCTTTGTGTAGCGGACGAGATCGCTTCATGGAAAGGCGATGCAGGTCTCAAATTTTATGAAGTTATAAAGTCATCCTTCGGAGCGAGAAAGCAACCTCTTCTCCTCTCTATATCTACCGCGGGATACATCAATGACGGGATCTACGACGAATTGATGAAGAGGTCGACCCGAGTCCTAAAAGGGGACTCTAAAGAAAAAAGACTCCTGCCTATTCTCTATATGATAGATGACCCCGAGAAGTGGAACGACATCAACGAGTTAAGAAAGGCAAACCCAAACCTCGGGGTCAGTGTTTCCGTCGACTATATGCTCGAGGAGATTGCAATCGCTGAAGGGTCGCTTTCCAAAAAGAGCGAGTTTCTCTGCAAGTATGCCAACCTCAAACAGAACTCATCGCTTGCGTGGTTAGATGTCCAAGACGTTGAGAAGTGTTGTGGAGAGCATATCAGCCTTGAAGACTTAAGGGACTCATATGCGATATGCGGAATAGACCTCTCGCAGACTACCGACTTAACGGCTTGCGTGGTCATCGTGGAAAAAGACGGAGTCTTCAATATCGTAGGTCAAGCCTTTATGCCTTCGGAGAAGGTGGAGGAGCTGACCGCAAGAGACGGAGTTCCGTATATGCAATATGTCCGTCAAGGAATTCTCACTCTTTCCGGGGAGAACTTCGTCGACTACAAAGACGTGTTCAATTGGATGGTGTCCCTTGTTAGGGACTATCAGATCTACCCCTTGATGACGGGATATGATCGTTGGTCAAGCCAATACTTGGTGAACGACCTCCGCAACGCATCGTACAAGTTGGACGATGTATATCAAGGAGATAACCTTTGGTCAACTATCCAAGAGGTAGGAGCAAGGATAAAAGACGGGAAAATAAGAATAGGGGACAACGCACTCTTAAAGATGCACTTCCTCAATTCAGCAATAAAGATGAACAACGAACGCGGACGCGGTCGTCTCATAAAGATAAACCCAACGGCGCACATCGACTTGATGGCATCTGTATTAGATGCCTTCTGCGTACGTGCCAAGTATTATGACGAGATAGGAGAACAACTGAAGAATGGGTCTTAAGAAATATGCCGTTTATATGCATACCAACACGGTCAACGGCAAGAGGTATATCGGCATAACTTCGCAAAACCCCTTGAGGCGATGGCGAAACGGAGAAGGATACCGAGAAAACGAACATTTTTTCCGAGCCATTCGCAAATATGGGTGGGACAATTTCACGCACGAAATAATCAAGAGCGACATATCAAAAGAGGATGCGTGTGCGCTTGAGAAGGCTCTTATAAGAGAATACAAAAGCAATATTGAGGAATACGGGTATAACAAGTCCGAGGGCGGTGAAAACCCAAACCAAGGGGCAAAAGCATCCGCAGAAACAAGAGCCAAGATGAGCAAAGCGCAAAAAGGCAGAATCGTCTCCGCAGAAACGAGAGAAAGATTGAGCAAAGCAAAGAAGGGCAAGTCCAACGGACACGAAGGTCAAAGAGGCGCGAAATGTCCAAAAGCAGGACTCCTTATGCAAATATCACTTGAAGACGGTGAGATTGTTGCTATTTATCACGGATTTTGTGAAATGGCAAGAGAAACGGGATTCGCAATGTCTCCCGTAAAAAGAGCCACACACGGAAAGCAACGCAAATCCTACGGATACAAGTGGGAATATATCAAAGGAGATAAGAATGTCATTATTTGAACAGATATTTCGTCCTACAAAGGCGAAGGAATCGCAGAAAGCCTTGAAAGAGGCTAAAGGATTCTTTACGACTCTCACCGCGTATCGTCCTGCGTTCACTACGTGGAACGGTGCGATTTATGAGAGTTTGATAATTCGTTCCTCGATAGATGCGAGGGCGAGACACATATCAAAACTAAAAGTTGAGACGTACGGATCAGCAAATCCGTCCTTACAGAGCAAGATGAGACTCGCACCCAATCAATGGATGACGTGGTCTCAATTTTTATATCGGGTCTCAACAATAACCGACGTTTATTCAAACTGTATCATTACCCCCGTTTTTGATGACTATATGACCATTACGGGATATTATCCCATTCTGCCCACAAGAGCAGAGGTCATCGACTACAAGGGTGAGCCGTGGTTAAGATATAAGTTTTCAAACGGTGAGGTCGGTGAGGTGGAATTCAAGAAGTGCGCCATCTTAACGAGGCATCAGCTGAAGCACGACTTCTTTGGAGAACACAACAACGCGCTCGACGAAACGATGAAACTCCTGCACATCCAAAGGGAAGGAGTAGAGAACGCGGTCAAAGGCTCGAATGACATCAGCTTCATTGCACAACTTTCAAACTTTGCGAAGCCTTCCGACCTTGCTGAAGAGCGAAAGAGATTTGTAAGGGAAAACCTGCAAGCAGACTCCGATAACGGAGGCTTTTTGCTTTTCCCGTCGACCTACACGAACATCAAGCAAATCGACTATAAGCCGTACACAGTAGACGCAGATCAGTTAAAACTCATCTACTCAAATGTATATAACTATTTCGGAGTGAACGAGGATGTTCTTCAAAACAAGGCAATCGGTGACTCCTGGTCTGCATTCTATGAAGGCGCGGTCGAGCCGTTTTCGATTCAGTTCTCGGAGGCAATGACAAAAGCGATGTTCAGCGAACGAGAAAGGGCGCAAGGCTCGGGTCTGATGGCAACGTCAAACCGCCTTCAGTTTATGTCGAACGCAGACAAGCTGACGATATCATCCACGATGTTAGACCGTGGGGTAATGTCAATCAACGAGATACGTGATATTTGGAATCTCTCCCCGGTGGAAGACGGAGACAGACGAATAATAAGAGGCGAATACTACGACGCAAGCGAAAAAGTAGGAGGACAGAATGAAGAGTGACAGAGAATATCGTGCCTTTGAAGTAAAGGCAAACGATGAAGATATGAGAGTGAG